CGTTGATGTTATTTACCTGCACAGCGGATGGGGTTTTTACATTCACGTTTGGGAATGAAACAACGGGAACGGCAAATGTTGATTTATTGGCAAATTCTTACATTAAAATAATTGAATTCTAACATGGCAAAGGAATTAACGAAAACAGAATTAGAGGAAATCAAGGCAAAGAAATTAGAAGCGGTGAAGAAAGGTAAACTGATTAAAAAGTAATAATATGCCACGAGAAGAAATAATAGTAAACATGAGCAGCGCACCTAGTAAAGCAGTTATAACCGAGATAGGGCTTATCATCGGAGTTATACTAATTTCTTTTGTGCTAGGTATTTTATTCGAGAAATGTTTACAATCTAATCAAGATAAAAAAGAGCGCAAGATTGACAACATACCAACTAATGTTGCATTCCCTGAAGATATTATTACAAAAAACCAAGAAGGATAATGATAACCAAATTTGAAAATATAGAACTATTAGACGCTTTCATAAGCAAAGAACTTAAGCATGATAAGGCTAAGTTATACGCAATGAAAAAAGCATCATTCAAGGAAGCCGATTCATTTAGTTTTGATTTATCTAAGTTAGATTCTAAGGACGAAAGCATAAAAGCCATAGCAACAACACCAATAATTGACGCTACTAAGATTCGCGTTAAGTCTATAATCAACACAACAAACTTACTTGATTCTCATGGCGATGTACATATAAAAAACATTTGGAAGAAATCTATCCAAGAAACCAAGTCAATGTATCTGCTTAATTCACACCAACAAAAATTTGAGTATGTTATTACCGATAATGTAACACCATTTGCTCAAACTATGTCCTGGAAGTCTTTAGGATTTGATTTTGAAGGTAATACACAAGCCTTAGTATTTGATTCTATTATCGAGAAATCAAAGTATAATGAGTTGATGTTCGATATGTATGCAAGCGGCAAAGTTAAGAATCATAGTGTAGGTATGCAATATGTGAAAATACTTTATTGCGTTAATTCTGATGACAGCTATTGGCAAGAAGAAAAGGCTAATTGGGATAAGTATATAAATGAAGTAGCTAACAAAGATGAGGCAGAAAGTGCGGGCAACTTTTGGGCTGTATTGGAAGCTAAGATAATAGAGGGGAGCGCGGTATTAAGAGGTTCAAATTATGCGACACCTACGCAATCAGTAACAGAAGTAAAAAACGAAGCCGATATAATCACTTCGACAATAATAGAGCCGTCGCAAGACACTCAAATAACAAACAACGCACAGAGTAAAGTGCAAAAATTATTATCAATTAACAATCAAAAAAAGTAAAAAATGAAACTAGAAAATGGCGCATTAAAGGCTGATGGTTCAGCATATAGCGCAGAAGAAATCAAAGAACAAAACGATTTTATCGATTTAGTTGCAAAAATCAATCGCGAGCAAAACGCTAACATGATAAGCAAAGAAGATGCTCAAAAAATGGTTGAAGATGCTATCGAAGCTATCCAGACTACAAATGTAGAACTTAAAGCACAAGCCGACAAGTTGTATAAAGCACAAGTTAAGCAAGGCTTGGAGATGCAACAAAAAATGAATGTAGGCGCGGTTAAAACAATGCGTCAAAGTTTAACTGAAGCATTTGAAACGGTTAAAGACCAAATCGATGCAATTGTAAAAAGTGGTGGTAAGCAGTCAGCACCTTTAGTTGTTAAAGCAGCAATCACAATGCAAGCCGATAACACAATTGGAGCTGGTGCAACGCACTTCAATTTAACGCAAAGCACTGGCGTTATTAGCACTTTGCGTAAAAGAATTTTAACGTACTTAGCTAATATTTCACCGCTTAACTTAGATCCTACACGACCATACGCAAATTGGATTGAAGAAACAGACGATCAAGGAACACCAATATTTATAGGTGAGGGTGATACGAAAACACAAGTATCGGTTAAGTATGAGGAGAAAGAAAAGAAAGCTAAGAAAATAGCTGTACACGGCAAGGTAAGCACAGAAATGATGCGTTATTTACCTAATCTTATTGCTTACATTGAAAACAACATGATGAAACGTGTTGACATCGTAACAGAAGACCAATTGTTTAACGGTAATGACACAGGCGATAATTTAGCGGGCTTAATTCCATATGCAACCACTTTTGATGGTGGCGTAGGTGTGAAAGCAGGCGCGGGGTTAGTTGGTTTAGTTGATAAGCCTACTTATGCTGATGTTATTCGTGCAGCGGTATTGCAAGTTCAGAATAGCTACGGACAAGCGACAGGGTTCTACGTTGACACCGACATTTTAGCGTTAATGGATACGGAGAAAGATGATTTTGGTGGTTATGTATTACCTCCGTTTAAATCAGTTGACGGTACAACGGTTGCGGGCGTTAAGTTAATCCCTACAACAGCTTTAGCGGGTACTTCGTTTGAGTTTGTAGGTGGTGATTTGTCAGCTATCAACGTAGGATTTACGGATGCCATGAATATCCAAATTGGACTTGATGGTAACGATTTCACTAAGAACCTTAAAACTATCATAGTTGAACAAGAATTAGTACAATTCGTTTCAGCAAATGATACTCAAGTTTTAGTTAAAGGAACTTTCGCGGCAGCTAAAACATTAATCGAAGCGGTAGCATTACCATAATTCAATCACATTTAAAAATTAATCAAGATGGCAAAGTCTAAAAAAAATAATGAAAGCAAGGAAGTTCAAAACAAGTTAATAATTGACACGAATCGAATAACAATAATCGGTAGCGTGAAAGGCACATTGCGAACAGGTAGAAAATATACACTACCTACTAAACTAGCTATGATTTTTATTAATAAGGGCTTTGCTACTTTGCATCAAGAAAAAACAAATTAAAAAAATAAAACAATGAAAAAAATAATGATTATCATGCTGATGTGTTCAGCAATTCTATTTGGTTGTCAAGAAAAAGGCAAATGTCAAATACAGCTATATTCAGCGGGTACGGGTGGCAATATCGCAAACATTACAACACGAACAGTTGACACGATTGTAAATACTACTACAGAGTATTTCATCACGAAAACCAATGAGTTAAACAAATCAACTACTTGCAACTACGTTCACTACTTCACTTGCGCAACGGTTACAGGCACACCAGCAACGGTTACGGTAGTTCAAGAAGGTTCGTTTAACGGTACTAATTGGTTCAAATTGACAGGCGCGAGCGGTACTGATGGCAATAATTGCGATACGCTAACATTCACACCGACCACAGCAACACAATACAAGATGACTTCAAATGTTGGGGGTGGCAAACACGTTTATGGTACAGATTGGTTCAACGTAGGTTCGCGAGTATTATACACGCGATTGAGATTTATTCCAACTGGTACACAAACAGCGCGAATTACAGACGTTAGAAACCTAACATTTATAAAGTAACAAATGAACTTCACTCAATCAAGCCACTTTGTAGGGTTAATTAATTTACCAAACACAGCATCCTCATATCCGTATGAGGGTGCTAACTTGGTAGTTGATACAACGACCTACGAAAGCATATACCTAAGTAAGATTTTTGGCTATAAAATGGCTAAAGACTTAATAGCGGCTATGCTTGTCGTTACACCGCCAACAAGCGGTATTTGGTTTGATTTGGCAAATGGTAAAGAGTTTACGGATTCAAACGGGGATTTAAACAAGTGGCTAGGTTTCAAGACTATTGGATTCAATCCGATTGCGAACTATGTTTACGACCAAATTGTGAGAAACAATGTTACCCACATGACAGGATTAGGCACTCAAAAGCCTAACATCGCAAACAATACGGCAGCTAGTCCGAGAGCTAAGTTGACAACCGCATGGAATCAGATGGTAGAGTTCAATTGGACGTTACATGAGTTTATTGAAGCTAATAAAGCATCATATCCCGACTATTTAGGCATCACGGACGCGAATCGAGATTTATACAACTATATTACATTCTAATGTCAGCAACATTCAAATATTTACCCAAGTTAGTGCCTAATATCTTCGCGGAGATAGTAGCCAAAGCATCAACGAATCTAAGTTCAGATGCTAACTTTGACATTTCGCAAATAAGTTTTAAGCATGGCAATTGGGATGATATTAAGAATGAATTAATTAAGCAAGGCAATTCTTATGATGATGTTGTAAAATCTACGAAATATCCGTTAGTTTGTCTGATACACGCATTCAATGAGGGTTATGTTTCCGCGAATGGTGAGTTTACGGGCGATTTGTTGATAGTAGCACCATGTAAGCCTGATGAACATATCCCTTACAAGTATTCTATCGATGGCAATTTCCAAAAGTATCTTAATCCGATTTATGCTGAACTTGTAGCGTTAATTAAAGCTAGTAGTGAGTTTGCGGGTTATACGGCAAAGGTTGAATTTCCAAAACGTGATTTGATTCATTTCAATAGCACAGCCGAAAACAATCAGTATATGTTGCCTGATTTACTTGATGGGGTATTAATTCCTAACTTGACTTTGAGATTAGCGAAGCCGAAATGTAGCAGCCCTTCAAAAAACAATTGCGTGCCTACTCATACGGTTAGTTTGATTTCAAATATTAAGGAAATAACAACAGATATTATCGGCAATTTTGCAAACGTAACTTTTTCAATGCAGCAAAATGTTGAAGGCGCAACATATACAGCCGAATGCGCGGGAGTTTTCATTGAAGAGGTGCAACCAAATACTAATATTAGTTTCAATATAAAGCCGTTTATCGATACTAATAGAAATACCGAAGTAGTGATTACTGAAACGATTGGAGATAATACGCTGGCTATTGCTACTTTGCCTATTATTATAAATGGTAATCAGGTTCAAAGTTATGGTTTAAAATGTGGCGGCTTGTATTCAGTTAACACCGATTGCGGTAACTACATGGCACTAACTATGAGTACATTTGCATCATGGTCAAATCCGCAAATCAAGAATATTAGTATAACCTTAGATGAAGTTCCGATTTTCGGTAAGACATATACACCAGCTTTATCTGATTTGCTAGTTCACAGCGATGAATTTTACAGCGTTCCTTTACTTATTCCGACAGATCCAAATGCAACATTTACAGAGTTTATAATCACAACGACTTACACTTCTGTTACTGGATTTCAAATTACTCATACAGCAATTATTCAATTACAAAAAATTTAAAACAAAATAAAAAATGTCAACATTCTTAAAATGTACAAACAACGTACAAAATACTAATATACTAGGATGC